GTGGTCGGTGATCGCGCGGTGGTGGCCGGGTCGGGACTCCCCGCGTCTAACAGGGGAGTCAGTGAATTCAGGAACGCTGATGGAACCCTGACGGTCGGCATCGACTGGTTTTCCGCCTCGGTGGACATGTTCGCGGTCCTCAACGAACTGGCCTTCCGCGACGGCGACTCGTTTGAAGAGGTCCGCAACTGGATCGACTACAGCGCCGATAACGCCCGTGTCGTCGCGTTGCAGATGTTCTGCTGGTTCTTCGCTGGGCTGGGCCTTGAACTGGATGAAGTAGCCGGGGGAGGGCGCTTCTACCTGTGGCGAGTCAAGATCATCAATGCCGAAAAGAAGTTCGTCGGCATGATCGAGTTGGGTGGCGACAACTGCCGCCGAGCCGATGGCACGTATACGGCCCGCATCGAGCTAACCGGCGAAGGGTGCAAATCGATAGCCGCAGCGCGCTGCGGCCATGCGCAGCGGTGGCTGGAGCTTCGAGCGAAGCTCGAAAGCTGCGGCGGAAGGATCACCCGTCTTGACGTATGCGCCGACGATTTGATGGGCAAGTACCCCTTGCGCCTGGCACAGAAGTGGTACGACGAAGGCGAGTTCGACAATCGTGGCCAGCGCCCCAAAGCGCAGCTGGTGGACGATTACGACAGTGGGGACGGCAAGACCCTGTACGTCGGCGGCAAGAAGTCGGAAAAGCAGTTGCGCGTCTATGAGAAAGGCCGGGAACTGGGTGACAAGGCCTCACCGTGGGTGCGCTACGAAGCACAGTTTCGCGCGTCCAACCGCAAGGAATTGCCGCTCGACCTGCTCCGCGATCCCGCCGCGTACCTGCTGGGCGCGTATCCCGTGCTGCGCTTTCTGCGCTGCATTTCTTCCCGCATTGACGTCACCAAAGCGGCGGCGGTTGCCACGTTCAAGAGCGCATGTCGCCACTTCAAGCGCCAATACGGCGGCTTCGTCAATTTCGTGTTCCGCACCTGCCCAGATGAAGAAGTGGCGGTGGCGGTCTTCAAATCCTGCACTTCGCCAAAGCTGCCGAAGTGGGCAACAGGAGACGTAGCAGCGAACTGGGCCACAAGCGTGGTCATACAACCAACCTGAAAGGGGTAACTACACATGAGCGTCAAGGTCACTGTTCTGAAAAACGAAATCGATGAGCGCGGCGGCAGCTTCAAGAACGATGCGGGTGACAACGTCGAGTACACCACCCGCAAGCAGAAGGCCAAGCTGGAAACGGGCGGCTTTGCCTACCCGTTCGATGTGCGCCTGGACAAGGGCCAGCCGGGTTACCCCGAAGGCGAGTACGAGCTCGATGTTGAATCCATGTTGCAGGTCAACAAAGGCGTCGCCTCGCTGAGCAAGTTCACCGTCCTGCGCATGGTGCCCAAGGCCGCACCCCGCGCCGCCACCCCGTAACCGATCAAGCCGTGGTCGTGCCTATGGTGCGGCCACGGCGAAGGAGTCTCCATGGAAGAAACAGTTCTCACGCTGTACTGCAAGCAGGCTGACTTTGATGCCTCGACCGGCCAGTGTGCGCACCCCTTCTATGGCCCTGCGCCGATGCTTCTTCCGCCCATCGACGCAGCGGACGGCCTTGCAATCTCGGTCGCTATCGCCGGGATGTGGGGTGTGGGCTACATGATCCGGCAAGCGCGCCGGGTCTCAGGCGGCTAATCCCACAGAGAGAGCTACACATGGACATCAAGAACGCTCGCAACAAGCTGGCCGCCGTTTCCGCCATCGGCATGACCGCCCTGGCATCGGCCCCGGCATTCGCTGGTGAACTGGCAACTGCCGCCACCGAGGGTATGGACAAGGCCGAACTCACCCTCATCGGCGTGGCCGTGCTGACGCTGGCAGGCGTCATCGCCCTGATCCGTGCGGCACGTCGCGCCGCGAGCTGATCGCAGTGATGGGGCAGGGGCGGGGAGACCCGCCCCTTTTCATTTGAGGGGGAACGAACATGGCATACGCAGGCTATTTCGTGATCATTGGATTCTTGGGGGCGCTATGGCTCGCATTGGATGGCTGAGCATTCTTCTGACGCTGCTCGCCGCGTTGTCTGCAACTGAGGCAAGGGCGGCGAATACGGCGGACGTGGGGACTGCGATGCAGAACTGCCGCAACAGCATCCAGTGGAACGCCTTCAATTCAGCAAGGCAGTGCGTTGACCTTGGCAAGATCTATGACGGCTCTTGTGCGGTCGGCCTTGCTGCAAAAGGGGGCGACTACCTGGCCTTCTGGAACTACCCATGCGATAAGAAGTGCGAGAGCCGAAAGGACTACAACGGTCCCTATCCGAATGGCCAGTTCAAGCCCACAAGCGGGTCTCTGTCTTGTGACTTGGGCTGTGAAGTCATGTGGACCCACAATGCCGATGGCACTGTAAATGGCTCGGCGGCGCTCAATAAGCCGTGCACTGGCGAAGACTACGACAACGATGACAAGTGCAACGCAGCTGTCCCCGGTGGTGGCTACCACTACAACGCACAGGTGGGCGTCTGCGAGCCATCTGAGCCGAAATGCCCCGGTGGTACGCCGCCTAACTCGTTGGGTCAGTGCGCACCAGAACCTTGCCCCAACGGCATGCTTATGCAGGCCGATGGCACGTGCAAGAAGAAGCAGAACGAATGCCCGGCTGGCCTTGTCCGGTCTCCTGATGGTCGCTGCCTGCCCGGTGAGGGTCAGTGTGGTCAGGGCGAAGCGCGTGGCGCAGACGGCACCTGCAAGCGCGACAAGGACGGCGACGGCAAGCCTGACGGCGAGGGCGAGGATGGGGAAGGCGGCGAAGGCGGGGAGGGTGGGGAAGGCGGCACCGGCAAGAACGACTTCTTCGCTGGTGGCGACACCTGTAACGCGCCACCATCGTGCAGCGGATCCCCGATTCTCTGCGGGCAGGCTCGCATTCAATGGCGTATTGACTGCAACACCCGCAAGAACCGAAATATCGCCGGTGGGGCATGCAACACCCCGCCGATCTGCACCGGTGACAAGTGCGATGCGCTGGAGTACTCGCAGCTTCTGATGCAATGGCGTACCGCGTGCTCCCTAGAGAAGCTGGCAGGTAAGTCGCCGGGCGAGGGTAACGGTGCGCAGCCGGAGTGGACAAAGGTCGGCGGCATGTCTACCGATCCCGGCGCAGGAGCATCGCCCGACGACACGAAAGTGCTGACCACAAAGCAGATCAGCGTCGGCGACCTGGACCAGTCCGGTATCGGCGGCAGCGGGTCCTGCATGGGCTTCGCATCGGGCAGTTCTTCAGGAGCAGCGTCGGGCTTCCTCGACGTAATGGCTTCACCGCCGCCGTACTTCTGCAACTACATCGGGGCAATCAAGGCGCTGATCATCCTTACCGCGTCGGTGGTCGCCTGTTTCATTCTTAGCCGAGGGGGTGCGTAATGCCTCAGATCATTGCAGCGCTTGTAGCGTTCCTATTGGGCGCTCTGCGCCAGTACCTTCCGGGCATCATTGGCCGCGTACTTCTGGCCTTCGGAATCGGCCTTGTCACCCATGAAGTAGCCATGCCCGCGCTGCGCGCTTTCATTGAATCGAGGTATGGCGCCTTGCCTGCGGTCATGAAGGCGTACTGGGGAGCGACTGGCTTCGGCGTGGCTGTCACGATCATCCTCAGCGCGTGGATTGCAGGCCGTGCGCAGAAGGCCATTCTTTCCAAGGTCGGGAGCAAGTAATGGCTCTCTATCTCGTTACCGGCCAGCCCGGTCATGGCAAAACCGCCTACGCCCTGGACAAGGCGTTCAAGTTCCAAAAAGAGGGAAGGGCGATCTACGCTCACGGCGTCAAGGACCTTGATTACAGCAAGGCGGGCTGGACGTATCTCGATGATCCAAAGCAATGGGAGGCGCTTCCCGACGGCGCAGTGATCCTGCTCGATGAGTGCTACACCGTTTTCCCGAACCGCAACCCCGGTGCGGCGGTGCCGCAGCACATTCAAGCGATGGCAACCCACCGCCATCGCGGCTTCGATTTCATCATGGTGGCCCAGCAAGGCTTGCAGCTGGACCCATTTCTGCGCGGCCTGTACGAAGAGCATGTCCACGTCAGGCAGACCTCGGTCATCAGGTCAAAGACCAAGCTCAAACGCTGGAATCAGTACCAGTCCAACGTGCAGGCGGCATGTAATGACGAACTCGATTGGGTTCGGCCAAAGTACGTGTTCGACTACTACACCAGCACGACGCTGGTGACGACAAAGCGGCAGATTCCAATGTGGATTCGCTGGGTCGGGTTGGGCGTCGTCGTGCTGATTGTTCTTCTTCTCACCATCCGTTGGTACTTCTCATCGAAAATCGCGAGGTATGACGCGGAACGACCTGCAGCAGCGTCTCCACTGGATGGAAGCGGCCCCGTGTCCGCTCCCAGCGCAGCGGGGGCGGGCGCGGGGGCAGCGGTCACATACGCCACCACCGCCGACTACGCCAAAGCGCACCTGCCACGCATCGGCACAATGCCCTGGACTGCGCCTATCTACGATCAACGCGGCGTCACCACCGATCCGCAGCTTTACTGCATATCCAGCCTTGAAGGGTTGGATGGCGAAGGGAAGCGCACGGAAGCGTCCTGCACGTGCTTGACAGAGCAGGGCACGCGTTACGAACTGAGCCAGCCCGAATGCCGCACGCTGGCGCGAAATGGCGCCCCTTACAACCCGTACAAATCTCAGCAGGTGGCGTCCATGCCGGCACCAGTGGTTCAGCCGGTAGCTGCCATGCCTGTGCCGGCGGTTGCCGGGAGCGTGATCAGCCGCGGCGAACGTGCGATCGGCACATTCCCTGAGTCGCCCAAGTTCGCTACGGATACCTTCCTCACATCGCCAACCCAACCAAGCAGGCTGTGATTATCGTGACGCATCACGCGCGCAATGCTGGCCGGGCACGTTTTCCCAGCCTCCGGGGATTCGGCGGAACAGCACGCCGTCTATGCAGCGCTCATCGGAACTGGGGCGTCCTGCCGCTCTGAGGCGCCGCTCCCTGATTGATTCGATAGCCGCGTCTCTGGCGGCTCGATCCTGCGGTGTTTGAACGGGGTCTACGCGCTCCATCGGGGCCGCGTCGTCCACCGGAGCTACAGGCTGATTGAACCGGGCATCCCATGCGACCCCGGTTCGCAGATGAAGCCAAATCCCGGCGGCAACCATGCATGCCAGGACAACGGCCCACATGCCCAGCCACGGGAATTCCCACCGTCTGCGTGGTAGCGGTTCAAGGTAGTCCGGTCGTTCGCGCTCCATACGTCCCCCAAGGCGTCCAGCGCGCATTGTAGCCGGGGTGTAGGGGCGGAGCCCCTACGGATACGCCTCACACGCGCTGGCGACGTTTCGGCCCCGGTACCGGCAGAACTGTCGCTGGCGGCTCGGCGTCGGGCCCAGCCATCGCCACCGCCGAACGCTGTTTGCGCTGGCTCACTACATCCCGCAGATTGACGACATTGGCAGGATGATGGCGGATGCCGGCGTCACGATTGCGCCCATTTCTGGAACTGTCGATCGACGGCGCCGCGCGTGCAGATTCCATCATCCGGCGCCATTCTTGCGCTTGGCAGGCGGTGAGCGACAGCCACGCCAGGTCTTCAGGCAGTAGCTCGCGGCCCTCAGGGGTGATCAGGCGATCACCGAGGAAAGAAAAACCGGCCCAAGGGCCGGTCAGGTCAATACGGTGGTGCGGGTCGAACTCAATCATGCCGCGATCTCATCCTTGGCCGGGGTCTGAGGGCGCAGGCAAGAGCCGAGCCAGAGGCCCAGCCATTGCCACGCAGAGGAGACGAACGCCGCAACAGCCCGATACAGCATTTCGCATAATGTATATTATGTTCAAAGCATCCCCGGGGACGCTGGCGTACCGTTCGCCTCAATCCCCTCGCGGCCTGGCAGCTAAGGCTTCCTCCATCGTCCGATCAGGGTCTTATGCATGCCCCAGGCGATCCAGCCGCAGACCAAGCCGACCCCCCGCGACAATGATCTCTTCCTCTTCAAAGGCGGCTCCATTCAGTCCTTGATAGGCCACGAAAGCCAACGCTCTCAATGACAGCAAGGCAAGCAAAGCTGTAGGCGCCCAAAGCAGGACCTTCATCGTTCTCCCGCCTCCAATTGCATCGGCCGGTCACTTGCCCTGACAGGAACGTGATTTCCGCCCGGCGTGACGCGTCACGTTAATGGTCTATGGCAGTCCGCTGCCGCAGGCCCTCTATCTCAACCTGGCGCCCCTTTCTGCACTAGCTCGAAAGCAGCCCCTTCGCCAGAAGCGTGATTCGGGTCGCCGCATTGAGGTCGTACGCACCCAGATCCTTCGGTTCCACCCAGGCATGGGCATCAAACTCTTCGTTGATCGTAACGTCACGGTTCAGTGCTTCGCAGTCGAAGATCAGGTAGATCATGTGGATCTGCTCGCTGGAACCGTCCGGATAGAGCTTGGTGCGGATGTCGTCGCGGAAGGTCCATGGTTGAACGGCATCGATCTGCAGCGCGTGCCCCAGCTCTTCGCGGATCTCCCGGCGCAGGCCTTCCTCGATGCGTTCGGCGGGCTCCAGCCCGCCGCCGGACAGTCCCCATTGGCCTGGGAATGCACCACGGTCCAACGGCATGCGGCACAGCAGATAGGCGCCCTGGTTCTGGATCAGCGGGCATACGATGACGCGTTGTCTCACAGGGTCTTCCTTGGATGTTGGGCAGATGACGGAAGGATTGTATGAAACCCCGCGGCATCCCGATGGGTTGCAATTGATTTAGCGTGGCAGGTCACAACGAATCTGCGCGACGCGCCGGCTTCACACCCTGCCGCCGGTCACTTCGCAATAGTGCGGGGGTCCTCGTTGTTCGAGTGGTTCATGTCCCCTCCTCCTGCGCCCGTACATCACCTGCCCTGGCGACGGCGCATTGCCATCTACATCCTGCTGGGCTTGTATGTTGCCTACCTCCTGGCCGGCAACATCTTCCTCAACACCCCGCTGTTCGACCAGGTCACCAACCGCAAGCCGCACAAGTTCGTGATGACTACCGGCCCAGCCGTCACCTTGCTGCCCGGCCACGTGATCGCCTGGAACGTGCACATGCGCGGCCACGTCAACCACACCGTCTACGTGCTGCATGCCGACCGGGCAAGCGCCAGGCTGGCAGTCCTGCCGCTGTTCCAGCGCGAAGTTCGGGTTCCGCGCCTGCAGGCCACGGGCGTATCGGCCGAGATCAGCCGTGTTGAAGAGGCCATCCCGCCGCCCCCGCGCAGCGACCAGGGCTGGACGCTGCGTTTCGATGCCATCCACAGCGACAGCATCCGCAGCGCCCGTTTCGGCAAGCTGCTGATCATCGGCAAGGGTCAGGGCACGGTCGGCTTCGTCAAGCAGCTACGCGGCGGTCCTTCGGAACTGCTGGATTCAACCGTCACGTTCAAGGGGGCGGACACCAGCTTCGATGGCGTGCAGCTGCTGGGTGACATGAACCTGGCTGCACGCTTCAGCTACCCGCGCCATTACCGGGACCAGGCACCTGGGCTCGCCAAACTGAAGATACTGCATGCCCAGCTGGATGTTGATGCACGCAGCCAGGGCCTGCGCATGGATACGGATGCCACCACCCCGAAGATCTCCAGCGCACCGGTGCCGGGCCACCTGCAGCTCTCGGCACACCTGATCGCCGGCCAGCTGCAGCCCGGCGACCACGCTCTATGGCAGGTGCCGCTCTATCTTGGGGACGGCGCTCCCGATCGCGGCGTGCTGGCCCTTCAGCTCAATGTGGCCAATGACCTGCGCCTGCAGGCACGCCTGCCAGCCCGACCCGGCTCGGGCAGCGAAGTGGATGCGGACCTGCACGTCACCGGTCGTGACATTCCCTTCCAGGATCCGGCGCAGTTGCTGGAGCGAAGTTCCGGCACGGTGCGCGGCGAATGGACGTTCACCTCGCTCAACTGGATCCCTGCCCTGTTCGTCCGCAAGCCGTGGCTGCAACTGGACGGTGGCGGCACGCTGAAGGCCGACCTGCGGCTGCGCAATGGCGAGCTGAGCGAAGGCAGCACGGTGGACATTCCCTCTGCCGAAGCAGTCGCCGAGGTCGCCGGCGTCCGGCTTGCCGGTACCGCCAGCGCGCATGGGGAACTGAAGGCGGGCTCTCCCAACCAGGCCCTGCTTGCCGTCCGCCTCCCCCGCTTCACCGCGCGTCCCACCGATGCCAAGGACGTTCGGCTGTTCGATGGTCGTGATCTGGCGCTGGATCTGACCGGCGACGGTCGCCTGCAGGAGCTGCGCAAGGGCGTGCGCGCGCACCTGAGCTTCAGCGAAGCCACCATTCCAGATCTGTCGGCCTACAACCGTTATCTCGGTTCAAAACAGGTGCGCCTGCTGCGCGGCACCGGCTCACTCAGCGGTGATGCCACCCTCGATACCGATGGCCGCGTTGGCCATGGCACGGCCCGGCTGTTGGGGCGCAACGCCAGTGCCAAGGTGGCGGGGCTGGACATGGGCGGCGACGTCGACGTGAACGCTACGCTGCGCCGTGGCGACTTCAACCAGCGCCACTTTGATCTGTCCGGCACCACGGTCGAGCTACGCAACGTGCAGGTGGCGGGTACGGAGCGCGCAACCGCCTGGAAAGGCCGCGCGGCCTTCAAACGTGGCCGTATCGATGCGCAGTCGCCATTCCAGGTGGATGCCACCACGGATCTGGATCTCAGCGATGCCCGTCCGTTGCTCGCGCTGTTCGCAGAGCGCACCGACTACCCACGCTGGACGCTGTCCCTCCTCGATTCCGGTCAGGTGCAGGCACAGGCGACGCTGCGCTGGCGCCCTGGCCATCTGGTCATCGATGGACTGCAGGCCGAGAATGATCGCCTGTCGGTACGCGCGCGGCTGGATCTTCTGGAACAGCGCAAACGCGGCGATCTCTACCTGCGCTGGGGACTGCTGGGTGCGGGCATCGAGCTGGACGGTGACCGGCGCCAATGGCATCTGTCCAAGGCACGTGAGTGGTTTGATCAACAGCCTTCCCTGCTGCCGGCAAGCCAGGGCACGAGCGCCGCCGGCTCTTCAGACTGA